GACTGAACTTCATTCAATTCCCTTTCGCACCTAACCCCTGAATTTTCATTTTTTTCCATTAATTTCAGCTTGTTACTTAAACTTGACTGCCTTCTTCCAGCGCGTGACCAGGTCACACACTGCCATGTATTCAGACGTCGGTTTATCTTTCTCACCGGCACGCCATGCTTTCACTTCGTGCAACCGGCCATTGCTCATGGCGATCAGTCCGCCGCCGTGGCGAACGCGGGCTCCCCCAGCAATCGACCTCACAACGTCATCGCTGACGAAAATCCGGCAACCACGAAGCTGCGCGCCGATGCTGGCGACGGTTTCCTCGCTGACTCCGTCTTGTTTCGCAGCATCCCTTTGCTGTGCCTGTCGCAGTGCCGCTTCGGTTTTTTTCTTCTGGTATTCCGCAACTGCGGCGGCATAGTTATCCGCGCGCCGTTCCGCTTCGGTCCGCAGCTTTTCGCGCCAACGCTGTTCTGCCTCTTCCGGTGTCAGGCTCATATCTTTCGCAGCGGCCACGTTTGGCCCCCACGTCAACGCAGTTTCATCATCAACAGACGTGCGCAGGCCGCGCGCGGTACGCTCGAAGGCTTGATCCGAGCTTTCGCGGCCAAAGTTTTTCAGTCTGCTGGTGATTTCCTGCCGTTGCTGGTGTGAATATCGGCGCAAATCTTCGATATTCAGCGGAAGTTCTGTCATCTGACTGTCCGGGTGATCAATACCGGCACCCATTGTCGGTTTTGACGGTGTGGTACCAGCTGGCACCGCCACTTTTAACGGTGTTTTTTCGTCCGTTCCGGAGCACCCCGTACAGTTATTGACAGAACTCCGAGGGGCCGCTGCGCGGCCTTCTAAGGTCAAAATCTCGACCGGCGAGGGCTTACGCTTCGGCACGATTTTGTAATCGGTGGTGCGGGTAAAAATGACTGATTCGCTGCCCGTGAACGGGCAGTAAACGCCGGTAATTTTGGCGACCGTGTCACCATAATCATTACCGTTTTCGGTAAATTCGTAGTTGAGGCGAACGCGCAGGCAATCGCGAGCGACAAACGGCCCGCCTTGCGCATTGGTATAGCCCGGCCAGTCTGGCGCATCGGCAGCAGCCCGCGCAGCTTCCAGCTCTGGATGTAACACCAGCTCACGATTTCCCAACCTGCGCAACTCGCGCCATGTAGTAACGGGAGCACCGCCAATCTGCTGAAACTGACGTATGTTCCAGCGTGAGGCCCAAGCGCGCACACGTTTTGCCATTTCCCTGACTGACTGACCGGATTCATGATCAATCTCACCATCCATGCCGTAACCGTCGATATTTTTTGAGATGTACTTAGCGATATAACCCGTTGCGGAACCAAACTTCTCGTCAATGGGATCAACGGTGAATCGGTGCTCCTGAGCACCTTTTTCGTTACCGTCCTCTTTCAGGGCGTATTTCCTGAAAATGGAGGTTGCATACTCAACTTCTTCCGGCCGGAGAAACAGCAACAAATGCCAGTGTGGGGTGCCATCATGATGAGGCTCGGCAACACGAAAACCGAACGTCCGAATACCTTCGCGGCCCCATTTAGCCCTTACACGCGCCCAGAGTTTGCAAAGGTATTTTTGCGTCTGTCGTGGGCTTGCGTTCTGGTATTTATCGTTGCGTTTGCCCGAATGCACATGGGTTGAGTGATATCGGGACGGGGCCGTTAATGTGTAGAACATGCCAACCAGCCCCATTTCATTTGCCATATCTTCAAACCCGCGCATGCGTACCATCAGCTCATGCCGCGCAATCTTCGGGTTGGAAACGCTACCCATCACCTTATCCAGTAATGAGCTGCGCTCGCCGGTGTCCTGGTCTTCCAGCTCCATCGCCTGAAGGAATTCGAAGTTCGCTTTTTTCTGCGCCACCCATTCCCTGAAGCAGGGATCAGAGCAATATGGTGAAGCCACTTTGCTGACGTAGCCGGTCGCGATCATTAGATGTTCGCGCCAGCAGTCATGGATGCGGCGGATTTTGTTAAGCCACCATTTTTCGGAATGAAGTCTGCCAGCGGCACGCAGCGCCTCGTCGGCGTCCAGTTCTTCGTCGCAATAACGCGCCCATCCGGGGATCGCGATATTGAGCGTCGCCGCTTTGCTCGCTATAGCCCCGTACGCGTAAATCGACGAAAACTCGAGATCGGATGTTTGCTCATACTGAAAATCAAACTCGCGCATAAACTCGCTTTTCATCAAGTTCGCAAGCTTATACGCCAGTCTTTTCAAACGCTTTTTGTCCGCCCACGGCAGCAGGTGAAATTCATCACGCAGCGGAAGAAGAAGCGCCGGGAGCGTACTTTGTGGGAGGTATTGCGCGTTAACCGCATCAACACGGCGTAAGATATGACGCTCAAACGTACCGAACAGCCAACGCACGACGTCTTTTGGTTTGCTGCGTTCGAGGTTTTCAAGGTGCTGCGAGAAGCGCTTACGGATAAACGCCGGGAGCGTTTGCACCCGGCGGCGGAGGTAGTTAGCGCGGCCATTTCGATCAAATGCCTCACGCGCATCGCCCTCGCGCGGGCGCAATGGTGCGCGGTAGACCGTATCAACCAGATCACCATAAGCGAGCGCCCTGCGCTCGCCTTTCGGTGTCAGATACTCAATGGCTGAACTTTCGGTTTTATGGGGGTTGATGGCCTGCCGTTTGGTATTCCATTCCCATGCTAAGGCGGTGAGATCTGACATACACCACCTAAACCGTCACTGTGTCACCGGGCTGAACCTGGCGAGCATCTTTTTCGGTATCACGGATAATGGTCGTACGGCTGTACCTGCCCCAGCTCAATACCTCCACCTCAACGATCCAGAAATGGCGGTATGGGCGAACGTCGAGCACGCGAGTGATCACTGCATCAACTGTGTTCATCGGGTGGCGGCCTCCCGAATCTCTTCGATTGAGTCAAGCAGCAGGCGACGGCGGGTATGTTCGGCAAAGTGACGTTTGCCGGTGTCTTTCCGGTAGCACTCTGTTTTGCCGACTACCCACATGGATTCCGTCTGGTGCAACTTCTTGCGCTGCGGGCCATCTTTGGTAATTACGATGCCCGTATGAGTCTTTTTGATGGTCATCAGAAAGGCTCCTGCGTTTCACAACCCTTGGCAGGGTCGAAGCCTAAAAACATCTCGCCGTAAGTCGCATTCCCCATTACCGGCCCACAATCCGGGCAGCAACCACCGCCAGTACGATCGCAGCCGTCACACACGCGAAGAACGCCAATAACCTCGCCAGCCATATCGCGGCTTTTGGCGCTCACAGATCGGCGGACACTCAGGGAGTGAAGGTTGAAGGCGGAATAAATTTCGCGAGTCTCAGGCGTGTCGCTGTTTGAGATGACCGAGCGGGTGGCGTACTGACGGTTAACAGCCACAAGAGCCGCTACCAGAGCACGATGATCATCCAGGGTAAATGGCTTGCCGTAGGCGGTGAAATTGGCGGTGTCGCTCGCAGGGATATAGGGCGGGTCGCAATAAATCACCGCGTCATGCGCGAGTTGCATAACGTCAGGGATAGATTGGCGGAAATCACTATGGATAAAGACCGCTTTTGTGTCGCTGGCCTTTTCGGCGAATAAGCGAATTTCCGCTTCAGGAAAGTAATGCTCGGCATACTTACCGAATGGAACGTTGAATTTGCCCTTCTGGTTAACGCGATACAGACCGTTATAGCCATGACGATTCAGATACAGGAAACACGCGGCATAAAGCATTGCTGCGTCCGGATCAGAGTCAGCCTTGCGGGCCAGTGAATTGAACTCTGTGCGCCGTCTGTAGTATTCCTCCGCACTGTTTCCGCCTTTGAAAGCCCAGCGGCAGGCGGCAATAGCATCTTCTTTGCGATCGGTTAATTGTCGGAAAAAATTAATCAGCGCGGCATTACTGTCGCAAAGCACATATCGGCGGTATTCCGTGTTCATAAACACCGTGCCGCTACCCACAAACGGCTCAATCAGACAATCCGCTTTCGGCAAATGCTTCAGCAGCTGCGGCATAACGCGGGTTTTTCCTCCCGCCCATTTGATTGGCGATCTGATCATTTGCGAAACTCCTGGTTGTAGGTTTCATGGGTCATGAGTCGCCACTGAGCGCCGCCGTTCTTGCTAAGCAAGCGCCAGCGGCGGCCAATACGGATCACGAGATAGGCGTGCGGCTTGATGCGGGTGAAGTTGCGCTGACCACGTGAAAAACATTTCAGGGCGGCAATCGCCCTGGTGCATACAGGCAATGGCGCGCTGCAAACGACTGAAAGACGCGGATGCATGGCGGGCCTCACAGGGATTCAAAGTGAGGACTGGTGAGGCGCTGCCAGACCTCGCAAACCTGCTCTGCCCGATATACGGCATCGGTCAGCATGTAGGTTGCCGTCGAGCGGCGCGGATGCGGTGTATATCCGGTGAAACCGGCGATGTGGATTAACGTAGAGAGATGCCGAATTTCGAAAGGCGGCAGAACCTGGTCTGGGATGCCATAGCGGGAGAGAGCATGAGCCAGCGTAGCCACATCAGCTGAATTGCTCGCAGACCAGCAATAGAGTTTTTCGTGTTTTGATGCGGTGGTATTAATAAACCGGCAGGCGGACCGTATGGCGTCAATCTCGCTGCAAGTTGCACTGATAACCTCAGCGCGCTGGGCGTTGTCTCCCTTCATGAGCTGCAAAACAGCTTCAGGATAAATGCCCCCTACCGTCCTGATATTTATGGCGCGATAGAACTGCGGGCCAATCTTCCCTGTTGATGGCTCGAAGAATACGCACTCAATTGCAAAGATCGGCGAGTCTGGCGCTTTCCCCAGCGCGCGAATATCTAACATGAAGTTATTCATTGTTTGTTACCCTCGTTAATGGTTA